AGGTAGTCTTCCCGACCTTGAGCTTGTCTCGATAGTTGGTGCATTGCGTCAAATGCAACTTTGATTCTAGCCACGGTATGCGATGCGTTAGCCCGTAGCCATTGTTCATCGTGCCATGCTTTGATCACCATGTCGGCAGTATTGCCAGTTGGTGACGCGCCGTAAAACTGCCAAGTAACTAGCTTTCCTTTTATGCCGTCACCTACAAAGCTATTCATTGGCGCAGCTTTTAGCAATGGCACATCTAGTGCGATGATTGCCGCTGCTAGCTGCGGGTTGCTTGTCTCGCTTTTAATATGCGAAACCGCATCACCCGTTTTACCAGTGAAGTTTTTCATTTCGTGAAATTGTTAGCCGATTAAGCTGAAACGATTGTTGGTGAATACTTGGCGGTTAGATCGACCTTTTGATAATCCTCAGAAGTGTTACTGCGGTTGATCGTTTGAATGATTGTCATGCCAGCTGTCATTGACCCGATGATGTGATCTGTTGGCACGGTGATGAGCGTTAGGCTTAGTGCTAACGTCCCCGCAAATGGAGACGAGCTAGGTAGAAATCCGCTTAGTGAAATTTCTACTTTTTCATTATAATGCGATTCGCCAGTGTCATCGCCGCTGATGTTCTTAACCATCTTAACTTCATCGCTATACGCCCACGTTTGCGTATCAAGCAAGAAGCCTGTTTGCTGTGCTGTGATTCCGAAAACTCCATTTGTTACACCTAAAAGCGTCGCCATGATACTTTTAGTTTTGTGTCAAAAATTAAGCCGTCTGAAATATGACTTCACAATCAAATTTGCACTCTAGCGCGTTGTCAGTCCAATCAGGCACGCCGCCGTTATGAGCGAAATAGTCCACTTGCAAGTTTGCGATGTTGTTATTGATCTCGCTGGCAAATTCATCGTTTAGCAAGCTTTCGATGTCGTTTGTAACGGCATTGATTTGTGATACTGTCAGACTATCTCCGCTATGCGCCCGAAGCGTAATTTCAATGTTAGCCGAGTATGACCGCATTGCCTTTGAAAGTCGTTCACACGATGCCACCTTTACCGATATGTTAGGCAAATCAATCTCTGAAAACTTCTCAGCATCGTAGCTTGTGACGGTCGTAATTTCCGTGTTTAGGACTGTAACAATCCGCTCTTTTAGTGTTTGTATGTTCATTTTAGTTTTTTCAATCTTGCTCTAATCATTGTGATGCTTCGCTTGTATCCATCGCTTAACGCCGTTGATACATCGCCCCTGTTGGTGTTGTTTGAACTGTAAGCATAACTTGAATTGTTCGTAAGAAATATCGTTGACGACAACCCACCTGTCATTTTAAAAACCGATGACCCTTCTGATGTTTTTGCGTGACGTCGGATCCATGGCGCGATGCCTTTGATTTTCCTAGCTATTCCCTTTGCCGTTTTTAATAAGGGTGACGAAATTGATTCTCCCGCCGCAATCCATCCAGCCTTAGCAAGTCCAGCACGTGCCATTTTTTTATCAGCAAGCGTGTCTCTTTCTGCTTTTGGAAATAGTTTGCGTTTTGGTTGAAATTGCTTTGATGGCCTAACTAAGATTGCGCCGTGAACTCGTAGGTTTTTATGAACTGATGCAAGGTCGCCTTGTATTGCTGTCTGCTCTGCGTATCTTGCGGCTTTTTGTATTTGCTTCGCAATAGACTTTTCAAACTCTTGCCCAACCGCTTTACTAAGCCCCCAAGGTTGAATTTTTCTTGCCAGTTCTTTCGCGCACGATTGCCCCACGATGGCGACAACTTCACCGACTGCCACCCCTGCGCGTGTTGCAAATGCTTTCATTTCCGCATCCAGTATGCGCCGTTGTCTCGGACTGATAGAGATTCTAATCATCGCGTCTCACTAGGATCACTCAGGGTGAAGTGGATTGCCACCGTGCCAACGTCAACGCCGATAACTCGATACGCTACGCCGCCAACTGTGCAACGCTTGTTTAAGAGTGATTTAGGCGTTGTCACGTCTGCGGGTTGCGCTGTCACCGTGCCGTTTATTTGCGGCTCAATGCCGATGTCAGCGTCGATAGTTTTGCCGATAAGGTTTGATACCACGGAAAAGGTTTGCCCCTCGCAAATCATGGTATCAGTTCCCATTGTGGAATCCGATTCGTCGTTGTGCGTTAGTAAGAAATCATCGACAAGGCTCATGTAGTAGCTCGCAAGTCAAAAAGAAAGTGCGCCACCGTTTCCAGTGACGCACCCGCTATGAAACACAATACAACAAAAAAATGTTAGCCAATGATGATGGCAAGGTGTTCTGGTTTGATAACACTCAATCCGTAAGCAATCGAAACTTCATATTTAACCATGCGATAGCCAGGATACATTGCAATTTCAAACGCAAGTCCCGTGCGCGGATCGGTCATCACGTAACGGTCAGCGGCTTGGTCGTTTGCTTGAAATTTTGGCAAGCGAGTTGCAAGCGTAATTGCGTTGCGGCTCAGTGCCAAGTTGCGAGTGGAAGTGGCAAAAACTGTGATTGCGCGAGTTGCTGCGCTTTGTGCTTTACGCAAGCCTGGGGCGGCAAGAGTGATGCTATCGCCAGATGCTGGGTTTGCGCCTGCAAAGCTAACAGATGCGACCACATACTTGTTAGTGTCGTTAGCAAAAGTGATGATGTCACCAGCGGCAACCACTCCCGTTCCTGCGGCAGCAAGAGGGATGACAGTTTGACCAACGGTAAACGCCGCGCTAGTGCTAGTGGCTGATGCCATTGCGCCAGCGGCAGTCGAAACAATGCCAGCGGATTCGCGCAATTCAAAACCATACAAGCTACCTAGAACGCCTTGACGCAATAGGTTAGCATCGCCAGATTCGTTAACTTTGTAAAGGTTAGAAGTGCCACGTAGTGCAACGCCAGCAGTAGTGTCAAAGATTGCGTGACGGTCAGTAAGTGGTGCGCCGTTGTCGGTAAGGATTTTTTGCGCTCCTGCAAAGTCGGCAAGGATTGGAGCAGTGCCAGCGGTCGTTCCGATTGCTCGTGACGCACCAACGGATGCAGCAAGGCAAAGAGCGGATTCGATTTCGTTCACGTGAACGCGGAAGCATTGCGACATTTGATCGCGGATGATATTTTCCAAACGCCCACCTGAATTCAAGCCGAATTCTTCTTCTGCCGTCCAGTTAAATCCAGATGTTTTGTAGTTGTCAATAACAAGCGACTTTGTGCCGATAGTTTGATCGGATGCTGCTGTCACTGTCATTGCTGGTGTGATGTTGCCAGTGGTATTTACTGGAGCAACTGGGCTATAAACTGTTTGCCCTTTGGCAATGGTTTCAGCGGCAGAGTCAAGATTGACGGCGGCGATTAAGCCTGTGACCTCGCGAGAAACAACGTCAAGTGCTTCGTATGCGAGAGGGATTAGATTAGTTAAGGTATTAGCCATGATATTTGATTAGTTAATTTGATTGTTTTTGTTAGTTGAAAAATTAGTTGGTGATTGTTCCTTTGTTTTTAGCGAAAGCCATTTTTTGCTTGTCGCTCATTCCGTTAAATTCAGCGCGGGTAACTTGGTTTGATTTGCTTTTCTCTCCCGCTTGCACGTCAACCGCAGGCACTCCAGCCGATGCGAGAATCTCAGCGGCTTTTTTAGCTGCCGATGATTCTGCTTCGACTAGTTTTGCGTTCGCGTCTGCTTCGACTTCTACAAGTTTTGCGTTCAGAGTTTCAATCTCAGATGCTTTTGCGATTACTGCTTCTTTCTCAGATTGCAATGCCGATTCGGATTCTGCTAGCTTTGCGGTGATTTCTTCATTGGATGCTTTCACTTCTGCCAATTCAGTAACGGCATTTTGCAAATCGCTTTCGCGGGTTGCTAGGTTTTCCGCTAGTTCGCTGATTTGATTTTCTGCGTCAACGATGGCAGACTCTAGCCCGATAACTTTTTCGGTGAGTGCTGCGTCTGGTTTGAATCTGTATAAAATACTAGCCATATTCTTTGCTTTGGTGTCAAAAATTGTATCTGCGAATTTCTTAGAAACTGATTCTTTCGCAGTCATCCAAGTTTCCGCTTTCATCATTTCTCTGATTTCGTCAGATTGGATTCCTGTTTTTTCTGAGTAAAGATTGGCGATGTCGGCAGAAAGATTGTCCACCAAGTCAGCGGATTTTCTGAGCGATTCCGCGTTGCCCGATGCCGAGACAGATGCGTCATGAATCATCATGCGTCCGTGCGGCACGATCTCCACCTTGTCACACGCCATGCAAATAACGCTAGCCATGCTTGCTGCCATACCCGTGATGGTAGCTGTCACATATACACCACGATCTTGAAGCGACTTGATTTCCTGATACATCGTGTATCCGTCAAAGATGCTTCCACCTGGAGAATTGATTTCGATATTGAGCGTATCAATTCCGTTTTCAGCGGCGTTCATAATCTCGCCAAAATCTGCGCCTTCATTGCTGGCAGTTGCGCCAAACAATTTTCCGATTTCGTCAATCACTTTACCGATAGACTGCTTTGTAACAGTATCGTTGAGCTTGATTTTTCCTGCTTTGTTTTCAATCTTTAGATAGGTCATCTTCTTTTTCTTTTAGTGGTTCTATTGGTTGCCCCATGTCGTTAGCCGTGAGCATTTGCATTTCGCGCGGCTCGATTGTGATTTCTGGATTTGCTTTGTTCGCCTCCAATACCTTGGTTTTCATTTTCACAAGGTAGTTGATGCGTTGATCTAAATGTTCGTCCTCGCTTTTTCCGAGATAGCCAAGAACGTCTTGAGTATTCAAGAAACCAGCTTTCCATTGCTCGATCAGTTCTTTTGAAACCCTGCCATCGTCAATCGTTAGTTTTTTAGGGTAAGTGAATTTCCATTTCCACCAATCGTTAGCCGCTGGCAATTCTCCGAGCTTGATGAGCTTGGCGACTGCGTATCCTGTCATGCGATTTGCGGCGTATTCTAGTAGGTCTTGCCTATCCTCGACTGCGCGTTGTGCGCGTCCAAGGTCTGCCCGTTCTGCTGTGCCTTGGCCTGTGGCTGTCCAGCACATTGACAGTGGCCAGTTGTCGCCGCTAAGTGCTTTTCGATAAATCCGATTTTGAAAAGATTCCCATGATTCACCAGGCCTATCGTTTTTTAAGATGTCGAGTTTTGCACCACTTTTTGCCGCAAAGTATCGCACTTGACCGCCGCCGAGCGTATCGGAAATAATGCCATTTGCACCGATTGGGCCTTGGCAAGTTGTGTCGTCGCCAGTGATGATCGATGCGTTGTCATCTGGCGCTAGTCCCGTTTCGTTATGTTCAGACATTACGATTTGAGATAGCATAAGTTGCGCGTGTCTTTCCCATTCGTGGGATTGCAAAGCGTCTCGCAAGTCGTTTAATGCATGGGTAAATGCTGGCAATCCTCGCCCTTGCTCTTGCCATGAGGGATCGAATGAGTGGATGATATTCTGAGCGTCAAAGTATTCGATTAAATCGTTGTTTTGATCGACGTAGCAATAAGCTACGGGCGCACCGTTGCGATATACTATGCCATCGACAAGATTTCTGCCTTTGAATTTTCCAGTTGTTAGTTTTCCATCACGCAATCCGTTAGGTGTCGAAATCCGATGCGATGGTATTTGCTGAACTCGCGGGTAATCGTTTTCGGTTTTCGTCAGCAAAATAAAACCTTCACCGTCTCGACTGATCGCTACTGAAAATGAATAAAGTAGCGTTTGAAAATTGTTTTGACCCCCTGCAACATCGCAAATCTTTTGCCATTCGTCGTTGATTTTTTCCTCTGCCAATAAAGCAAATTCGCGGTCTTTGGATTTCGATTGAGCTTGCCATGATCTGCCGACAGCATACATGCTTTTTTGTTCAATCGCACCTTTTAATACTCCTTCGTTTAGTATGAGACGGCGCGAAAATGAAACAAGTGCTTTCCTGTCGCGTGACGGGACAAGCTCGCTGATGTCCTTCATTTGCACTGGGATATACGGACGATCTCGCGTCTCAGTAATAGCTCCTTGCGCTGCTTTGTAAGAGTTACCCCAACGGTCTACAATCACTGGAATACCCCCTTTCCTACTGAACTAGGGCGGTTATTCGCTTTGATCGCGTTGATTGCGCGGTTTAATACCGTGATTCTATCTGTCTCTGGCAGACTAACTAAAACCGTGTAGCTTATGCCATTTTTTTGGCTGGAAGTCAGCGTGTTGCCACCGCCTTTTGACAACGTTCCATTTAATGCCGCTGTTCTCGCCGTTATGAGCGATTGCAGAATCGTCGGATCGTCTAACGATGCGTCATACCATGCTTTGATTAAGTCAGCCACTCCCATGCTTGGGGCGACATGTCAAAAATCATTCTTCCGTTTCTGTTTCTGGCGTTCCGATTAAGCCAAATATTGAAGCAAGCACGATTTGCATGTTTTCACAGTCAACGGCATGGTTGTCGTTGTGCCGTTTAGTCCATCGCGCCGTTTTGCCCTCTCCACGCCTAACCTCTGCGTCGATTTGCCGCAAGTATTCACTGCCAACATCATCGGGGATTTGCCAATCTACGCCGCGCTGATTGCGCAGTTGAAAAAGTATGTCCTTGTGTGACGTATTGGAAAAATACGCCACCATTGTTTTTTTGCCGTCACTGGCCGTGACTGATTGATACGGCGAATAAGATTTGAAAATGGTTTTACCTTGTCGGTTCCGATGTGGATATTGGTCGCGTTGGTCGCCGCGCAATGCAAGCCATCCGTATTGAGTGCAGCGTTTATAAACTTCATCTTTTTGATAACCGCAGTCAATTTGCGTCTTTCGGTTTTCTACCTTGTAGGTTTCTTGAATTACCTTGACTCGTTCCCATGTGTCAACCTTTGAGTAAAATAAAAGGCGCGAATTGCCACCAATGCCCCAAGCGCGGATCGCCACCCAAAAGTGATCTTGCTGGCGGTCGATCGTCATAAACCTATGCGATTCATCCTCCCATGATTCGCCGTTCGCATAATCTCGCACTGAGTAGCCGTGACCCGTTAGCTTTACCCGTTCGTCCTCTTGCTCATCGCTCCAAAATTCTGCTAGTCGTTTTTGAATAAATTGTTGCAGTAGTTTAAGATTGCCCCGCGCCACTTCATCCATCGCATTACATCGCTCGATGACTAGCCGCCACAATGGTAGTCTCCAGTTGCAAAGCGCGTTGTAGTGGTATCCGTAACTGTCAGGCATGCCCTCTTTAATTTGCACGTAACGCGCTGAGATTGCCAACTCTCGCCGTGGTTGCGGTTTGTCTTGCAATCGGTAATCGCAATCGACGTTCGCGCACTTTATTTGTGCGGATTGTGCCATTTTTACGCGGTCTGTGATCGTAGTGTCATAAATAACGTTCTCCCATTTCCACGCTTGCTCATGTTGGCATGACGGGCACGTAAAGCAAAACTCGCGCATCGCGGTGTTTTCGCATTTCTTGTGCCACTCGGTATTCACAAAGCCACCTTGAGCCAAAAGATAAAACTGCCGATTCCATCTGTCATGTAGCCGCCCCTCCGCTTCTCGAATCATTCCGTCTGGATAAATCCACGGCTCATCACATAGCACTCGACGCATCGACTTTGCCTGGAGTCCAGACAAGTTTGCGCCTGTCATAAATAAAGCCATGTGAGGGAAAATGATAGCGTCTTTCCTCTTCTTGTGCCGATGTTTTCCCGTTGGTAGCAATCCCGCTGTTTCCTTGGTGTTAATCAACGAAAAATCTAGCCTAGTTTCAACCCAGTCCTTGATGTCGCTATCGGTTTGACCTACTAGCATTGTCGCCCCTGCGTCCTCGCTGATGATGTAGCACATCGCGGCTTCTAGCATGGTGGTTTTTCCAGTTCCAACCGGTGCAAGTAAGCAAACCTCTTTCGCGCCGATGTCGGCAAATGCGTTTAGTGGTTCGACTAGCCAAGGTGATGCGTCCGCCTCGAAATATGGCGAGAGTCCTTCATAAAGTGCCACCCTGCCATGCGCCCACGCGCTAGGCTTTAGCCGTGCCGGAGGTCTGCACGATTGGCGAAATGCCGCAAAGAGTTGTGCGGTTTTACTCATCATCCCCCCACACTTCTGCGGCGTTGCTGCTTAGTTCGGTGAGTAATTTGTCTGCAGCTTCTCCGATGCGCTTTGCCATTTCTGCGGGGGTTCGACCCTCTAATACTGGCGGGAGATCCGCTTGCAGTCGCATGATGCCAGCCCTCATTACGGCACCTAATTTGTAAAAAGCGTTTTGCACATCGATCATGTCGATGCAAGTGTCTTCGAGCTTTTTCAACTCAATTTTCTTGCACTCGATTTCCACCGTAAGTTTTTGGCAAAGTAGTGATTCACGGTCAAGCCTTGGCTTACCATCAAAAAAACCAGCATCAGGATTTGATGCAAAGAACTCTCGCCACTTTGCAAGGTTTTCCATGCCTTGCTCTTTTTCAGGCAAGCCAATCTTTTTTTCACGTCGCCACTGAGCGATTGACTTGCGAGTGATGTTGAAAATATCAACAATCTTTTTCTGTGTAACAAGTTCGCTTGGCTTTACACTAGATCCGTCAATTAACTTCCGCTCCGCCGATGTAAGCACCTTCCCCGCCTTCACCTTTTTTAGGATGTTGGCGAGGTTCGCTTGGTTGATCTTATCAACTGTGGCAGAGTCTATCTTCATAACCTATTGGAGCGCGGAGGTCAGACTTGCACTGCCCTCTCCCTGCTGGATGCAAGGCGCATCGACTGCGATGCTTTCCGCGCGTTTTGGTTTGCCGAGATACATTCCCGCGCCGCGACGCTCAATTTCAGTAAACGGTAAAATCGGGACTGTCAAGCGTGATTTTGCTTCTGGGTTGAGAAAGTAGATATAGCGGAACATAAATCCATCCATACGTTGCCATTTAGATATTTCTGCTGCGTGTCCTTTGTGGTATGCTGCCATGGTAGCCATAATCTCGCCTGTCACTGGATGTATTACCATTTCGGTATTTTTTTTGATGCCAGTCAAAGCAAATCCGCTTGCCCTGTAAATTGTGCCGTCTCCGCATTGCGTGCCATCAGCAAAAGAAATAACCCATTCAATATGAGGATATGATTTTCGGATCAAACGCATTGCGACTGAGATTGCTCGGCTTTCACTGTTTCGTGGCAGCCAATCAGCGAATGCCATGCGATTTAGCTCTATAAATCCATTCCATTTTGTATCATGCACTAATGGCTGTATTAAATCTTTACGCATTGACGGCCCGAACTGCATTGCTCCTCCGCATTTACCGTCAAGAAAAACACCGAAATGCAACTGTGAATTAGGAACCACCTTGCCTGAGTAGTGACAAGATTTCACAATGCGATTCGCATCCTTTGCGCTGATCGGCTTTACAATGATGTCTTTGGCTTTCATGGTTTGGCGGGGATGTCTGGGAGTGACCCAGAAACCTTGTTAGGTTGATGCCTCGTGCAAACATCCCCATTGGGAAACCATTGTTGGCCTTGGCGAAAAATAGCAGGATTTTTAGGAAATGGAAGTGTTTTTTTTGCAAGTCTGCGACGAATGCCTCTATGAGTGAGATACATGTATAGATGCCGTCTTGCGTTCACAATTTTTCCTTTACCGAATAAATGCTCTCCGATTGCTTGCTGTCCTTTTTTGATTAACTCGCTAGGCACTCTCCCGAATCGCATTGCAGATACTAAATTCTTGTATTCACCCTTTTCTGTTTCATAAAAATCATTGCACGGCTCGCATCCAAAATACATCCACCCAGATGCTTGAAATATAAAACCAACATCATCCTTGCATCCACCACTATGCGTCAAGACTAGCCAAACGCCTGCGCTTTTGAAATAGCGCATCACTCTGGCCATCATCCATGATTCGGTATTGTGGCCCATCGCGTCGCTAATCCACGTTCTTTGCAATTCGATGTATTGGTGCTTTACAATTTTATTGCACCATCTTTTAACTTTGCGTTCTGTGGTTGGAGCGTAGCCGGCGACCATACAGCCAACGCATGACCCTTTGTAAAATAAGCCAAATGCAACCTTGGCTCCTTGTGGCCATGTTTTCATATAGTGCTTGCTGGTAGTAATGCGCTTTGCATCCAAAAGTGATATTGGCGCAACTCGGCATTCTTTTAGTTGTTCGTTTTTTTTCGCGTTCATTGAATTTTGTGTGGAAGTTCTACAGCAATCTGATTATTTCCTGCGCATGGAAAAAAAGATTGATGTCCTACGAGATTTAATTGCAAATGACAAACGGCATGACGCGATAAAATTTGCAGCAAAGTTTCCACGACTAGACGATGCCAGAGATGCCATTTTAAGAGCGAAAGATGCGATTGGCAATCCTTCATTTTATCGGCAAATTGGACGCGACCCAGAATCTTTGATCGCAATAGGATGGGATGCTGTGTGCAAAAAATACTCATCGGTTAAATGATTGGCAGATAAACGCCAGGGCGTTGCCGTTGCTGTTTTCGTTCACGGCTGACTCGCCATGCCCCATGCTTTTGGCACGATCCATAGCTGCCTTGATTTCCTCGGCTTGCTCGTCATGGACGGTGAATGTCATTTGCTGAAAGGGTTGCTTGTCGTCGCTGGATAGCTCTGGCATTCCCGCTTCTTCCACGTCGAAGGCTCCGACTTCATCCTCCGTAAATCCAAGCAATCCAAGATCGAAGTCCAATTCCCGCAGGTCTGCCAGTTCCAGCCCAAGCATCTCCTCATCCCAGCCGCTGTTCAGCGCCAGCTTGTTATCGGCGATGATGTATGCCTTGCGCTGCGTATCTGTCAGGTGATCCAATCGAATGCAAGGAACATCTTCAAGTCCAAGCTTCTGCGCTGCCATGATGCGACCGTGACCGGCAATGATTCCGTTCTCGGCATCGATCAGAACTGGATTTGTAAATCCGAACTCGCGGATTGATCCCGCAATCTGCGCCACCTGTGCTTCGCTGTGCGTCCTGCTGTTGCGTGCGTAAGGTATTAGCATGTTTGTCTTGATTTGCTCGATTTTTGGTTTGTTCTTCATAGTATAGTGTAACTTTGATTTAAAAAAGTTGTCATAAAGACAGATCGCGATGAGACCGACAC